CTTAAAGAAACTGAAAACCAAAGAAATCAATTTGTAAAAACCAGAAGGACGCGCCCCAGAAGGGGGTACGTGACCATACCAACAAAATGTCGGTACTGAACCTTCTGGGAAACCAGACTGATATATTAACTAATTAGAATTTCGTTAATCTTCGCTTGAACACATCTCTTTTAAAATGTTCAAGTAATAATAAAATAAAAAGGGACTTAGCTTACTTGTGGGAAACTACTCTCTAGTTAAGTGTTAAGATGAGGTTGCATTATAATATGCCTTTTGCAATGCTTCTTGCTCTTGTTTTTGACGTTTTTCAAATTCTTCGCGTTGTCGCTTGCGTTCTGCTCTATTTGCAGCCTTTTGTGCATCTATTTCCTCCTTAGAGAGAATAGGTGCTACCACTGTTGGATTACTTTTCTTCAATTCGGGATTTGAAACCGTATCATTAACAAAAGTTAATCTAGCCATATTTGGGGCGGGTGGGCACGAAGCACCAGTTATATTGGGTTGAACTCTTAATGCGGAATAGGGGATACGAATAAATGAGGAAGCAGGTAATTCTGATCGTCTATTTGCTACTGTATCTAAAGCTATTTTCTGTGTAGGAGTAAAACCAGTTGGTGGATAATGTAAAATACGTTCATTAGTAGTTAAATCACCTAAATTAATTACCGGGGGAGGACCAATAAATTGGTGGAAATCCATATCATCTCCAGCTGCTACAGCCAATTTTATTGGAAAAGTGGGAACATTTGCTTCTGTAGAAGATGGTCTTATATCAGGAATACTTAAAACTAAATTTGCCAATGGAATATCGAATTGATTATCAATACCGTGTGACCAAGTACTACTAACTATAGTCGGTGAATAATACGGAACTTGAAACTCTGCCAATTGTTTAGAATTTGGTGTCTCATATGCTATAGGAGTCATAAAATTTTCAATAGTATCATTAATAATATTAGAATCTATAGTTTGACGAGAATATTCGAGATGGCCAGAAACCAAATTTGGTGGATTTTCACGCGGATCTAACCAGACCTTAGTACGGATAGAACCACGATAAAAAGCATACATTCCAGCTACATAAGATAATGGAGAACCACTCACTTCTGAAGTCGAATTTGGTGCATATAAACAAATTTGAGTTCTTTCATTATTTCCTGTAGAATCTGCAGTAGGTCTAAGATAAAGTGCACCAGGTCGGATAATTTCAACGGGTTGTAAATTAAACATCTCTGTAGCTCTTAATCCATTGGTGAGGCAAAAAGCGAATCGTTTAGCATATTGTCTAAAGGATTGAAATTTTTCTCCTATACACCACTGTACTGTAGATGGACGATGACAATCCTGTTCGTTTCCAGTTATACTAGGTGGAATCCATCCCTCCATAGCTCTCGTACGTGTCTCAGTCACACCAGCCATCGCAATTTGTCCAGCTTGTTGAGTGGGATTCCGAGGATCCATAGGGGCTAAATTATATTCTGAAGTCCATAATGGTAATTGTTGAGGATTAATCGTTACTGTACCTCCAGCGCCTCCACCACCTCCTGTTGTCGGCAATGGAACCTGGGAACTATCAATTTTAACATTTACTGGTTCTTGAGTTCGTACTGAAACAGGTTGTGTTTGAATAACATGTAATGGGAATTGTTCAGCCAGTAATTCAACTTGAACAGGATTTTGAGTAACAACCGAAAGAGGTACTTGAGCAGGCTCTAATCTAACAGTTTGAACTGTCTCGCCCCCTTGGTTAGCAGTCGGAAGCGGTAATTGAGTAGAATCAATTTTAACCTCAATAGGTTGTTCTTCAATTTGAACGTTAATAGGGCCTTCCGGTTGTTCAACTTTAACAGGAAGGGGTAATGTTGATGGATCAATAGTCACTGTACCTCCAGTACCACCTCCTCCAGTAGTAGGGAGCGGAAGCTGTGCAGAATCTATCGAAACTTTTAAAGGATTAGAAGCCAATGGTCTACCGTAACCAGTAATATCTATAGTGTGTAACATATTAGGATTTACTGTGGGAGTGGTATTCGGATTAGGCAACACTTGAGTTACAAAAACATATAATACATCCAAATTATTAGGATTTTCTAAAATAATATCTTGAGAATAAGCATAAGTTGGATTTCTATTAGTTGCGAACACGGTAGCACCTCGTTCATATGGTGTTATCGGAGGTGGAACATCTTCCCACTTTGGCGTTATCAACCAAGCTAACACTGTATTTGGCAATCCTGTTGCGCCTTGAACTGTTAAATCTCCATTTATATGGATATGCACTAACGGGTAACCACTAAAACCTCTCATAACTGCTCTTCGTGAGCCCGCATCTGTACCATTCCACCAAGTCCAAATTCGACCAACAGATGAAGGAATACGAAAATCAGCACTTTGTTGTTTTGGATTTTTATAAGGTAATAAGACAGGAGAATAAATTTTATCATATTTAGTCTTTTGTTTCATATTATTAGGTTTTTCCTGTTTTTGTTTATCTTCGAATTGATGGAAAGTGCCACGTCCAGATTGTTGAACAGGATTATCATTTTGAAAGGAGAATGGCATAAATTTCGATGTAATAGGACCTGCCACTTCAAAATCATCTCCTCCTCTCATCTCTACGACTACTTCAATGTTACTTGCTATAATTGAATTTGCACAGATTAAAGGTGTTAATGCTCGGACATATAACATTCCAGTGATAACATCCTTTAACCTACCAGGATCGGGGGGATTTGGATTTATAGGGTCTAAGAAAGTTGAAATTCTCTTCCACGGTTGCGCTGCTATATAAGGAACAGTTATTGACACTTCTGAATTTTTACGTAAATCTACTACTGTTTTATAAACATAATCCATCCGTGTGGCATCAACTGTATTAACAAAAGGGTGATAAGAAATTTCAATTCTCCCAGAATGATAATCTGTCTTTATAAATTTAAAAGTATAAACTAAAGAACCTGTCCAATAAAGGAAAGGTGCCGAAATATAATTTAAAGTTGTGGGTTGTTTCCACCTAAAAGTATATGGATTTCTTACATTTTCACCTGCCTCCGGAGGAATTACATAATAGCAGGCTGGCACATTAGTTGAAGGACTTACAGCACATTGCCATAGCATTACGGGATCTCGATTGTCTTGAGTACATGGTAAGATATCATCGGAAAAAGAAAAAGCACCAACCATTTGCGGAATTCTTTTTAAACTATCAAATGATGTTTCATCTATATGAGTACCAACCAAACCTGGTATGGGTTCAACTGCGTTGGAAGCTGTCATGCCCAAAACCAGAGAATGGTCTACACCATCCATATATTGAAATCCTTCAGTCGGTCTATTTAAGAAAGTTCTAAAAGGTTTTGAAAGAATTGGTTTCGACCATCCTAATGCTGAAATTAAAGATTGGGCACCTTTATTAATTAATGATGAACCTAATTGCGCTAAAGCTCCTGTAAATCCTCCTCGCGATTCTACTTTCTTAGTATTATCTATTGAAGATACTGAAGGCATAACTGATTGTTGACGCACTGAACCAGAGGTTGGTGCTCCCAATTGAATATCCTCAAAATGTCCATAGACAATACATTGCAAACAATTTCCACCCACGGCATTCAATGGCGAATAAACCAATATACGAACTTCTGCCCAATCAAATTTTCCATCTATAAGATCAAAACAATTATAAGGAGAAATAAATGGTATACGTAATTCTACTTCTGTATCTTTAGCTATATCCATTTGTACATGATTTAAATTTTGTGCATTAGAAACGTGAGAAAAAATAAATTGCTTTCTATTTCCTAACAAGCCAGGCATAGGCGCTGCTGCCATTAATAGCCTACCTGCTTGGAACGGTTGGGAATTAATTTGTAATTTCAAAACACATGTAGCGCGAAATGAAGTAAATCCATCCAATTTTCTTGCAGTCATAGGTCTATTGCTGAAAAGGCCTGTAGGAACAAGGAGCCCATCGGCGCGGTTACCAGGCCGAAACAAATTTTCACTACGAGCCGCCGTACTAGACCAACGAAACGTACTTAGCAACTGCGGTCTTTTCAAATAAGAAATGACCGAGTGTGCTAAATCGTCTGTATGCTGTACTGATGGTGTCATGGGTATAGGTGACTCAAAAGGTAAGCCCTCCGATACCTTTGCCATATCTGAATCAAAAGTGACAATCTCTACTTGTTCTTCTACTGTTTGTGTTACTTGAGGTGCTTCCTCAGAATTTGGCTCCTCTGGAGCTGTTTTATTAAAATTTTTTGTTGAAGCTGGCCATGGGTGGTTTCGGATTAGGCACGACCAAATGCATAAAATCCTAGTTGGGTTCTCTAGATATTGAGGGGCTGCCTCAGCGCATCTTGAGTGGTAAAGATAAATATCTAACGCTCTTCCTTAAATAGCACTTATGTTAATGTTAACAACCAACATTTTAACCCACTAACATAGAGATCACATCTAAGGGACCTATTCTAAAACTATACTACGAACCTCCTCATGCTTCACATATTCGGAAAAATGGCCAATTTCTTTTGAACATTTCTCAAAAATCGGAAACCATTTATTCCAAATATGTTCAGAATGCAAACTTAACTCTCGCAATGAACCATCAATCTGAGCTTTCACTTGGTTGATGGGGTCTGGGCATTTATGTAACCACATCGGAGATTCCAATATGGTATCCATATCAATAGGGGCAAGCCAAAGTTGTCGTTCCTTATTAAAAACAAATTTTCGTTTCAAATAAGATATTTGTTCCATCGGACGAAATTTATCGGTAGCTACTGCATCTTTATCTTCCATAGTATAAGATAAACCAATTTGTTTAAAAAGATTAACTAAAGTCTGTTGATTAAATTCTGATTCGGATGAAGGTACAGACAATATGTGATCATCACCATAAGCTACCAATCCACATTGTTTAAAGAAAGATCGTGCATTAATATAAGAAGCTTTTCCTTTATAAATCTGCCAAATGCTACAAAATGAAATTTGAACGAAAATTGAATTTATAATTGCTGTCAAATAATGTCCAGAAGGTAACGAATGCGTCCATCGATAAACCTCATTACCTGTTACATGCACAGAATTAAATAAAGTTATCATTAAACACCACATAACAAATGAATCCTCATCAGACGAGCCACAAAATCGTTTAGACAATTGAATAAGTACCATACCTGCTGCCTGCAATAATTGAACATTTTGACTTGCATCAAAACCCTCAAAGTCACCAGCAACAATGTTATTTGACCTACTCAATATTTTCCTTGCGATCTGTGACCAGTCAGACGAATACACATTTGTTCCAACAGAAATTCCACATACATTCCTAGCTTTTTGAAGAACAGCCACTATTCCATTAAAATACATCTTACATGCTATTAGATAGTCCAATGGTCCAGCTGAAAACAAACGAGTCTTGTGAAACTTATGATGAGGTTTACGTTCGTCCTTTAAAGTATCCATAAAAATATGTTCACTTATTTTCCCAATTTTACATTCCTCAATGATAGATTGTACGCGTTGTTGTAAAATCTTACATTGAGTGCGATTAACATCACACTTTTCATCATCACCAAAAATAAGTTTTCGTGTTTCAAATCCTTTAAGATGTACAAAAGGATATCCTGGGGATGTATTACGTTTTATTGAATTAATAAATTCTTCACCATCAATGCCAACAACAGCCTCTTCAAAAGTATAAACAGGCTTAATATTGGGTCCAAAATCATAATGAGATATATTTTGTGAAATTTCATCAACTAATGCCTCAACTGCCATATCAATATTCAATTGTTCAATAAATTTTGGAATATTACCTAGTCTACCTAAACGATATTGTCTGGGATCAAAAATTTTACCTTCAATTTCTACTGGTTTTAAAGCACACGGACGTGTCTTAACGTCAGCTATTTTATTATATAAAGGTGACGGAACAATTTTTGATTTTACTGGTTGTGCCACAGGACGTTCTATTGTTCCTAAACGAATAAATTCTGCATCTTCAGGCACCTGACATTGTTGTGATGGATATTCCCCTAAATTTTGTTTAACTCTAAATTCTACTGTATCATATTGTGGAAATTGAGAAAGAATCTTATTAATATCTTCTTTATAAATAGGAGTAGCATAACCTAAACCATTAGTATCATGTCCGGCAACATGCATCCCTACAATTTTTCCAGGAGAAATATTAACATTTTTAACTATGATAGGAGCACCACACTCGGCTGGTTGTGTATCTAGGGAATATTCCCATAAGTTACGCATCAGTCTAGCAGGTTGACCCATCTCGTTATCGATAATAGTGCTTTCCTTCACAGCCAATGAACTATGTCCTTGAGTATGTCGGAACATAACTATAGATCGATTTGAGTTAGCAATATTATTATTAACCAATACTGGCATCATTACATCGGTAGATTTGACAAAAGACATATTAGATTTATCAACATAAAAGGGCTCAATATTTGAATGGAAAGTTGCAGTTTTTACTGGGAAAGCCATTATGTCACGGGACAAAATAGGAACATTGTACTCTTCAGGCGACTCCAAATAATACGCACTCTTCAAAATTTCAGAAACATCCAATTCAAACGCACGGTCCAAAAATACATTCTTGAAATAAATTTTATTTGAACCACCCATTCCCTGAATCCTTCTAAATGCCGAAACATAATGACGGGGACACATAACTATCCTTCCTCGCAAAAACATAGCATGACCAATGGCCTCATCAGTATCAACTGTGAAAATTTTATAATAATTTGTACGTATAATTTTCATGGCCATTTCTGCCGCATTAAGATCTTTAACTCCTTCAGCCGTCGGATTCGGATTACATTGAGGACATGTTGCACTTTTACCTAACCAATAACGTTTAAATGGGTTAGTCCAAAATCGCTCACCTAACTCATGTTCACATACTTTTTCTTTTAATAAGGAAAATTCAGCTCTAGCATTTTTAATTTGTGGTGTACAATATGATTCGTTAACAGGGCCTACAATACGATCTTGTTCCTCCATTTGTCCTCTACACTGTTCACAAGAAGTATTATCAATTCTAAAGAAATTTTTAATTTTTTCAATTCTACTTAATTCATGTGAACAAACTTTAAATATTTCGACTTTTGGATTTTTAAGATTAGCGGGATTATAACCTTCCTGAGTATTTCTAGGAACCACCTGATCATCTACAATGTCATAAAATTGAGGCGATCCTGCTAACACCCATGAATCTCTATATTTTGGAACGACCCATTCAATTGATTTTGCTTCAAAACCCTTCTTATGTAATAATTTAGTTATAGTATCACATGTTGGATCTGTTTTGTGAGATTTAATAAATTGTTCAGGAGACATGAGCTTTTCCTTCTTTTCAGAAGAAGTAAAACTAATATACAACTTAATAATACCGAATATCAATCCACAAATTCCAGCAAATTTCATAGCTTTGTAAATATAACTATGATCTTTCTTAAACTTTTCCCATGCAGATTGAACTGGAATCAATTTTAAGTGTAAATCTTGTAAAGCATATTTAATCTCAAAAATCGCTTTTTGAGCATAATTGCCATTAAGGGAAAATCTAAAATCGCTGTAATTTTCTTTAACATTGTTCCATCCTCCCTTTACACTATCTTTAACATAGCAAAGGGAACTTCCTAATGTTTTTCCTATTCCTTGTTGTTCGGGATTGGATGTACTAGGTTTGGGTTCTTCTTTTTCTTGTAATACTGTAGTTATATAATCATCCATGCTATCAACAAAGCCTTTCCGCTGAAAGTATTTTGTTGTAGCTGCATATATCAAATCTTTGTATGAAATAAAATCTCCTAGTTTCTGAGTAACCATGTCATATTGTTGGAAAAGATAAATAGAAGGATTAAAAACTCCAGGTTTGGTAACAACTCCTGGTTTACGTGTTACGATAATTGAAATATCAAATCTTCTGAACAAAGCAGTTTCAAAATTCAATGAAGCAGTTTTAGGTTGTTCAAGATTTGAAGATACCATAATGATTTTAGAATTAAAAGTCGTATTGGCTTTTTGGTCCAAACTAGCCATATGTAAAGGATAAGGGAAAGAATTAGCTGCTCTGATAATTTCAAACAATTCCAAATTAGGAGAAGATGTTGAATCCACCAGTTGTCCAAAATCATCAAATACTGTAACTAATTGATTCTCATATCCATCCCAGAATTCTTGTTCAGGAGATCTCATGTAAATCAAATTTTTCCAATATTTAGCCAGATCTAAAGTTGATTTTTCTTGTTGGAATATACCTTTCAAAATTTCTGCTGCTAATGGATAAGTTATAGATGATTTTCCAACACCGGTTCCACCAGCCAAATATATTGTAACTGGAGGATTTCGAACACTAGTACCAACTCGACCTTTAGAATTGAATTTTTCTAATAAATTACCAAGTTTATAAACTATCTTCCACACATCCTGTTTAAATTCATTAAATACTGTTTGGCGTGTCAATGCCATTCCTCTTCCGTAAAGATTCATCAAAATTGACCAATTAATATCGTTCCATTGCATATTTCCTTCATAATATTGTGTGAAAAAGGTATCACAATCTTCATACCATTTCTTAACTGGGGAACATTCTTTATCAATATCTTCTTCATATGCAATACCTAAAATAACTTCCTTATACCATTTAATAACTGATGTTATGATATTACTCAACCAGTCTGTAATTTTATTCACTCCTTTTGACATCTTAGGATCACCTAAATAACCAATTCTACGCATAATTTTATCAGTTTGGGGATTAGACCAAATTTTCTGTAAAATCTCGGCGGGAGGAGAAATAATACTGTTGACAACCATAGCAGGCAAAAACGGGATAGAAATTTTGCCATCTTGTTGCTGTATACGGTGTTCTTCTTTAAAACCTATACCAGTAGTTACTTGATATAATAAATTTAGTGTTTTAACAATAATTTTGATTCCATATTTCATAACTGTGTATCCTAACATAGCTACACAAGCTGTAAATAAGAACATCATCATTGCTTCTTTTGCTGATGTTATAATTGTATTCTTAAGACTTGACATAAAATTTTCATGTGTTTTTGCTACAGTTTCCTCAAATTTAGCAAACTGAGCATCTGAAACTTTTAAATCATGTTTAACATTAAAATCAAAAGCTTGTTGTGTTGGAAATTTAGAAACTAATTCAGCCAATTCATCGAACAAAGTGGCACTTACGCTCTGATTCGTATCACTTTGTTGCATAGGATTTCTTAAATGTTTTACACTCTCAAACCAAAAAGGTAATTCCTTCAGGCCATGTGATGTCACCTTATCGAAAAATCCTCGTTCATAAATTTGTCGTAACAAATTTCTTCCCATAATTTGATGTTTCTTAGGTTCAAAAATTAGATCTCCTAGTCCATTTTCAATATTAATATCAATATCAATCAAAAATCGTGTGGGTAAGACGTAGAGAACACGCGCTAAACGACGATAGTATTTTCGTAAAGAACGAGCACAATGTCTTGATAAATGTACAATTAAACTTATATAGATATTTAAAATATGTTCACGTTGATAAGGACATCCATCATAAGGATATTCAGGGAAAAGTTCTTCACCATTCATTTCAACATAATGTGTAGACCACTCACCAAAGTAGTGAGGAATACATTCACAATTTAAAGAATTTGATGTTGGTGTTGGGGTTGTATCGAAGTTTCCAGGATAAAACCTTCTCCTTGAATATAATATTTCTGATAAAATAGTTTTGAGTTGGGCTTTCTTATAGCGTTTCCAAAAATGTGTATCATCGTTGATAACAATAGCATCATGAACAACTTTCTCGCTGGGAGTAAAATTAAATTCATGAGTCTGATCAGAAGTTGTTCGTGAAAATAATACACGTTGAAACATACTAGTTTCCCACGAATAAAATTTGGAAACAACTTCCTTCCATTCTGTCCAATCATTATACAATGGATGTTTCCGTTCAAAATTTAAATTGTTGACAAATTCTTCTGCCAAATTTTGTTTGACAAAGGTATTATGGAGCAAGTATTGTACTTTTGAAAGAGACATTTTTTTTGTTTTATAAGTTTATTTGCTTGTAATTCTTTGTAAATATTTGCAAGTGCAAACAAAAGACAAATGTAATTATGTTTTATTTAAAATAGAAAGGATCTGTCCTTTCCAAGCAAAGGGTACCCTATAACCATGGCGTGCGCTAGTTATAAGTTACACATATAGCTGACCCTCGCAGGTATATGGCAATAAGATAGAGGTATGTCTAGTTGCTCTAGAAGCGCGTGGCGGATATATAATCGCTCATACATATTCTTACGGTGTTTCTTATCTTTACGACTTCATGTAGTGAACACTTACATTACTGAAGAAGAGTGTTTTTAATATGACACCATCATATTCTTCCATTTAAAGTTTATAGTGAAAATAGGTTGCTCTTATTCACTTTACTAATCTAAGCCTTAAAATAAATTGGTACTTAATATCTAAATCTTGTGATTACTTCATTATAATCTACGGGATCGTTGATAACTCAGAGCCAATCGTCGCTGAGGCAAAGATTTGCGCATGGGTAATCGCC